TCATAACTCATCTTAATTTTCATTTGCTATTGGCCTATGCATATACGTATGCATATACATATATGTTTAGGTCGGTCCGCGCCCGTCCTCCTCCCTTTGGGCGTCGGCAGGTGCTCCCGCCCACAGAACCAGCATTATTAGGAGTTGCAACGATGTACGATGTAACGTGACATCGTGAACAAGATCACAATATACGTTTAACACATACCCAGCCTGTTGAATGCATCAAGAATACTTAAGCATTTGTATACTTATGCGGCTACATTTTATAAGGCTTGAAGAGGGTTGACGTTCGTCCTGCACCAGCTCAAAAAAGCGTAGGTGCGTGTTTTGGACAGTGTTTACGTCAAAACCCGCATGCATTTCAAGAGGCCCGAATATACATATCTTAGCTTATTACTTTAATATGTTTAAAAGGCTGGGTAATTACGTATATAACTTGAAGAGGTTAATGTGTCATGTTTTCATAAGCATGAAACTTCGTTGGAGAATTTTATCACAGATTTTTCATAAATCAAGTGGTTTTTAGATAAAACCGGTAGATATTTGCTAAATATTTCATTTTCTGGTATAATGTTGCGTATTATTTGAACAATTTGATAATTAACCTAGGAGAATGAAGAATGAATAATTGGGGGCGAAAAATGGAGAGTAGAGAATGGATATCTGATAGTGCTGAATTTAGAAAGCGTAAACGTAGAATATCCGATGTGCTTTTTTATGGGTATAAGATATTAGATAAACGTTTTAGAGGGAGCATAATGGGGCTTCTAACGTTTCCGGATGCATGCCCTGTATTTGGTATTAAATTGGATTACACACATAAAACGGGCGCTGAATATCCCCAAGATAATAAAGCTTCAATAGCGAGGTTGAATGAGTACCGCGCACATAAACCTGGGAATATCGTGGTTGTTTCACATAGAGCTGGAATAGTAATGAATAAATTTAATCGAGAAGATATGCGGAAGATTCTGGACTTCATGGAAAAGACTCGAGCTACTGAAATGTTAGGAGAAGTATCCGATTGTCCAGACGAAATAATTTGAATTGGAATTTGAATTGGAATTTGAATTGGAAAATGGTTTGAAACTCATTGGTAAGTGAAAAGTGTGTCAACCGTTGGGTATGTATATAAACCACCGGTTGATATGAGAGAATGTAGGTTGGCGACGCACGGGTAATGAAGCAGCATCCCAAACATAGGTAAATGCGATAACCCACGCCATCCCCCGCCAAAATACCAAACAACAAATTCACAGCATTCCTAAAGGCCAACGGCCCGAGGCCTGGCCCGAGGCCCGGAGGCGTTCTGCACGTTCTGCACGTAGTTTAATAGGGTTCCAGGGGGCCGAAAAGGGGCATCGGGGACGGTCAAAATGAGGCGTAGGGGCCGGCCCAAGGCCGATTATACAGGGGTTTTATAGGTGGCCATAGGTCGGGGTACATTAAGGCGCGTGATGCGCTAAACGTTGATTAAATGCTTTTGTGAGAATAGCAAAATATATGTTGAACATGAATACGCTTATGTGTAATATGTCGGGCTAGTGAATCAACTATGAATAGCAAAATCAAAAGCTTTTGAAACTGTAACATGTAACAAAAATATGTCTTAAGGTTTGATCGCCCGAAGCATAAAAATAAAAAACCCGTCTTGCTGGATTGAGTCCCCAGCATCACGGGTTTTTTATTTATCTAAATCTTGATACGCGCGTAGGCGTAAGCATCTGGATAAGTGATAAGCGCTCAGGATTATCTGAGTAGAGAAGCGCATAAATGCCAGGTTGACCAAAAACTGGGAGAACTGCAACGATTGACGGGTCAATTGTCGAGAGATACCTAAACACTTCTCTGGCTTTTTTATCGTCGGCCATGACCATTTCTCTCCCCTATTATTTAATATCGTAGGATTTAAATTTGCGCAGATCATCGTTCGTTAGTTGCAGATAATCAAGATCAAAAGATTCCGCCTCGGTATTGAATACAGAAGTAGCACACATACGCTTATAATTATCCCAGCCAAACGACCAAGATCTTTTAACATTCCAACCTAGACAAACCAATATAGCAATAATCGCGCGTTGATGATTCTCTGCGTCGGTTAACGAGTGACACCATGGTAAGGTTATTTCACCTCGAACGCACTCGGCTTTAACCTTCGACCCTGATCTATCGCTCGCAGGAACATATTTAGCAGTAACTGCGAAGTGAAGATTATCAGCTAATTTATTTTTATCTATCATTTTATATTCTCCATTTTTGATTTAACAATATCGAACGAACCATTAACCCGAAACCCGAAACCCGAAACCCGAAACCCGAAACCCGAAACCCGAAACCCGAAACCCGAAACCCGAAACCGATCTATTGAACAATATCGAACGAACCATGAACAAATCTTTGGTTAATGGTTCGTGCGACGTGGTTCATTTGCCCATTCTGATCGGTGCAAACAACGCGAAGAAGTCGCCTTGCGTTACCGTAATCGGGTCGCCTGTACTAGCTGCGTAGTTGAGTTTGAATTGTCTATCCTTCCAAGTAGCTAGTGACCGGTAAAATTCCAGCATGTTGCCAACATTCACATAATCGAGGCCCTGCTTGCCTGCGGTGTTTGGCGTATCTTCTGACACCCCAGTATAACGGTCAAAGAGCTTGCATAATATAGAATAGAAGCTTGTGTCAAGTCCTGAAAGCATGCATTGATTGACCGCGTTTTTTCCTTTCAGGCCGTGGAACGTCAAGAGCGTGGCGTTATCGCGGTTAGCGTGGACTTCTATTAGGATAGTTTTGACTAACATAGACTCGAAGTTTTGCGTTAATGAAATCGGTACAACCACCGGGGCTAAAAGCGTGTTAACAATCGACGTTTCTGATGTAACAAATGTAAAACCGGTAGAATAACGGAACGCTTTGTGTCCATCCGTAGCACTTATATGGAGCTTGCCCTCGGGCGTAAATTCGAAAAATATGAATTCCTGACCTTTTCGGGCTAAAACTGAGTGTCTATTGAGAACTTTAGTTTTCAATTGTTTCAATGCTGATAGTTCAAACGATGTATCTAATCTTATTTCCATGTTATATGCTCCTATTTGGCTAATTTTGCGGATACTTCCGCGAGGGTTCTACAGAAAAAATAACCTTTTTTATCGTGGGCTAGTTCTATCGCTGACCAACCATGGGGGCGCTTAGTTATGCGCCATGCGCCCGAATCGCTGTAACCTATATAGCGGCCTCTGAGGAATGGGTGCTTGTCGATGTTATGGTATGATTTCATTTTTATATATCCTTATATGGTGTGGACCGCTACAATGCCCCTACCATCGGCCGACCAGCCATACATCCACCCGTTTTCGTCCCATTCTAATTTCTTTATTAATGTTCTGACTGCTTCTATATGGTTTTCTGAATCGCTGTCTGCATACCCCCAGTGAATGGTCACTGCCCCGGCTTGACAGTATGCTTTAACCCTAGACCCTCTTGTATTCGTAGGCCCTAAAAATTTAGTTTGAATTGCTTGCCTCATTTTATAATCTCCAAGTTATTTAGATTTTGCGTTTATGTAATTACAGAGGGCTACAAATAATATTTCTTTATCAGTTATGCTGAGCACCTCGGCCACTATAGCGCCAATCAGTACAAACTCATGCCGTTTTTCTGAGTTCGTGCCGTACGCGGTGAGGGCTAGCGCATAAGCGCCCGAACGCGTGTTTTTATATTCTTTTAATTCTATTTGTAATATATCGCCTACGCAGTCATCAGCGTAGTTATATTCTGCGCCGATCGGGTACTCTGGAAGATTCAGTGTAATTCTGTTAACTAATTTTAATATTTCATTGTTCATGTTAGTTGTCCCCTGTTGTTACAGTCATATTATTAGCTATCAGAATCTTGTTTAAATCTGTATCCAGATCGTAGTCTTGTTCATAGGCGTCTAATAATTCGTCTGTGTTTCGAAAATCGCTATAGTTTAAGTAGTCAATTCCGTCGATTGTGTAGTCGTCTGATGTTTTCATGATTTAGTCTTCCTTTTTGTATATTTGAATAGGATTATTGCCCGATATTACTAATATGTGCTTATGCGATACGTGGGCTATAAAAGCTTGTTCGTCATATCCACACATCGATAGGTCCTTAACATGTTCGATTAGCTCGCGCATGTTGGCGCCGTTTGCGCGTAGGTCGTTCAGTCTTTTTTTGATTTGTTCTGGTGTCATTTTGTCTCCATTTTTAGTTAGTCCACCGGTCGAACCATTGATACAAACCGGTGGAATTAGATTTAGATTAGATGCGATATGTCAGCGCCGTACATTACAAGCGCTAACTTAACCGCGACGGGTGCAACTAGTAACCACAAACCGCCGATGATGATGAACGGCATTACTAAACATATTGCGTTGATCATATACTTTTTCATTTTGTTTCGTTCCTTTTTCGTTGTTTACATAAGTGATTATATATTATAATTCGACATTGTCAAGTTTTTCCTTAGCTTTTTCCTATTAAATTTTCTTATATGTTTCACGTGAAACATAAGCAAAACCTTATGATCTTTTTGTATAATTATTGAACAATTTCAAGGATTTAAAATATCGCTTGACAGCCCTATACGAAGGGCTTTAAGCTCAACGTTTGAAGATTAATGCGATATCATGTCGTAACTTCCAAATCAGCTTGATTTATAATATCGAATAAAATCAAGGACTTAGCGTACACAAATATGTTAAGTCTTTGATCAATTTTTGAACAATATGTTATGTTATAACATATCATTTTATGGACAGTGATAAATTTCTCACGACAGTTAACAACGCGTTAACAATTTCAGCGGATGCAGCTACGCAAGAAATGCAAGACGCTGCAACAGTCGCACACAAGTGCATCATTAAACTTAATGACTTACTCGAGTCTAATCTCATCCCCGTCGGATATGACAAAGACGGCGCGATGATCTATTCACCGCACACCCCGAGCGTCATCAACTCCATAGCACAAGCCAATAATACGGCAATGTCATCACTCAGAAAGATACGACGCCTCGATGTACAAGATGATCAAAACGCTAACAACAGCGGCATCGATGCACTTCTCAAGCAGGCTCACGGCAAGCTAACACTAACCCAGACTATTCAGTCAATAGAGATAGATACATCAGTCAATAACAATTTAGACGATATCATCTAAATTGTAACCCCAGCGTGACCCCAGCGTGACCCCAGCAAAACCCCAAACGCTTCAAACTCCCCAGCAGCAAGGCTTAGCAGCCCATCGAACCTAGGATTAATAATCCTAACAGCGATTTAAAATGTGGGTAACTTTGAGGGTAACTCGCAGCATGTAACGCGCTGCATTGCCCAGCCCAAAGGCCTTTCAGCGTGTTATGTGAATCCCTATGACGCATTCACAAAGCAAAATGGAGAATGATTCGATTATGTTGATTATGATAGCTGGGTACGTAAGTCAGAAGTATATAATTCATAGGTTATGATAAGATGGGCGTAAACAGCTCGCTTCGCTCGCCGTGAGATAAAACCTTTAAGTGGCTCGCTTCGCTCGCTACGTTAAACAAGTACAGTGGATAAGTTACGTTAAGGTATCCATGGTAAATGTTTCGAAATCAACACCCCCTATACACCCGCTTTCGACACCGTCTACCTCCTCTCTATCATCTACGCTCTCGCGATAATGTAATTTTTTAGCCAAAAAGTAATTGTTCAATATTTGAACAGATGTAAAGTAGGGACAAAATGCACCACGTACCATTAACCGTGATTTTTTAACCAAAAGTCAATTGCTCAATATTTGAACAGATGTAAAGTAACATCCACATATGGCACAGAAAAATATTTGTAACATTTACCACGAACAATTAACCACAATGCTAGTATGGTTATTGGTTAATGGTAAATGTTAGTCGCACCAATGCGTACGTTTTACATATTTGAATGTTACGGAGTAACATATTTGAATGTTACGGAGGTTAATGGTATGTTTATGCGTACGTTTTATGGAACCACAGAAAATCTATACATATGCGCCCCCATATGCATAGAGAAGTTAAGAATGCTATATATGAGCGAAACGTATTCATAGTACTTGCAATAACCCACCGGTTGTGATATAGTGTCGTTCACAAGATCAGTAATTCTCGTAACGAGATCAAAGCTTACGAATGTAACAGGGTGTCACCTATATAAGTCTAAAGAAGGGAAATGCAGCAGCAACTATAATATGAATCAAAAAACCCAACATGTAACAACGTCGACGATATAAATCAGCTAATAGGATATGTAGCAAAAGGTTTTAATACCGAAGTCACAACAGCAGCGAATGTAACAATGGCAAGCGAACAACAAAATCGATTATGGAAAATGCGGCAGCTTATGGCGAACGCAACCAAGTGCGGTTAACGAGACGAAACCAACGAAAAATGACCAATTTTCAGATAACGAGACAGCTTTAACAACAAATGCCAATCGACGATAGACGAGTTACGCATAATGCACCAAAGGCAGTTCAGGATAACGTAACAAGCTAAATATACACAATTCAAAGATTTGGATGTGAGTTTTAGAGTAGTAGACAAGAATCATACATCAGCTACGTGTTAAACGAATCAATAACAGTCACATTTGACAGTATGTCTATAACACCGGTTGAAACATGTAACAAATTGAATATACTTGAGCCCTCAATAAGCTTATGTAACATTATGATTAAGCTACAATCATGTTCCAAAAAATGTAACTTTAAGGGAAAGCCCCAACCATATGACAAAAAATGTAACAGGAGACTAGCACCAAAATCTAACTGGGAAAGTATCATATAGGCAATATAATCAAACTGAATATTAAAATGTATCTGAAAACCGCACATAAATCACCCTTGAGGACACTGTGACAAACGACGTAAAAAAGAATCGCCCTGAGAAAACGAGTCGTATCCCTATAGCTAAACCGGTGGAAAAACTGTAACAACATCAATAATATGAATCTAAAAAAGCAACATGTAACAATGAAGCGATACATAAATCAAAATATTCAAAATGTAACATGCAAACAAAGAATTAATCGATAGACAAGATGCGCCGAAGCACTGGATACCGGGATCTTTAGAACATATACGTGTCATTGGTTAGCTATAAACAATCTACAAAACTAATACGTATCTTATGAATTAATAAAAATCAATGTTGTACATCTGCATCAAAATTGCAAGAATAAATCACTAGAAATGAGCGTAACAAATAACAAATTACAAAATCTTCATACGTAAATGAAACAACGCAGTGGAGCCTAGATCAGATGAAACAAACCGGTTGTATCAAATTTGTATCAGCCTTGTATACACACCGCCAATTGGGTTAAATGCGCCAATTTCGGAACCTATACTAGAATCTAAAGAAGAATGCGCGCCTAAATATAACTAGAATTAACCAGCCTTGATAAACGTGACACGAGTTATAGGATTAAAAATCTAACTAAATTATGCGATGTTTGTTTCTGATACTAAAATCTATGATCTTTAATGGGTAAATAGAGACAATACGCCGCCAATGGTGCTGAACGTAATATTTAAGTGAATTAGACACAAATCGGATAGATCATATGTTAAATGAACAGCAACAGCAGTTATTTTTGAGTATCTTAAAGGAATACCCGGTTTTTGCGGAGACGTTCTTAAAGATTCGTACAAAAGATGGGGCTATTAGGCCTTTTTTGTTGAATAAACCACAGAGATTTCTGCATGAATCGATAGAGAATCAGCTAAAAACCACCGGTATGGTCAGGAAGATAATACTAAAGTCCCGGCAACAGGGCTGTAGTACCTATATTGGGGGCAGATTTTACAAGAATACAGCGTACCAACCGGGGAAAAAGTGCTACATTTTGACGCATGAACAGTCGGCTACGGACAATTTGTTCAATATGGTGAAGCATTACCACGAGAACATTCCCGAGGAGCTTAGGCCAACGTTGGGGAATTCGAATGCGAAAGAATTAGTGTTTTCGGAGCTGAATTCTGGGTATAAGGTGGCAACGGCGGGTAATAGAGGAGCCGGTAGGTCAGATACTTCACAATTTGTTCACGCTTGTATTGCGGCAGGCACTGAGTTGATAGATGGGGCAACCGGTGGGTTGAGGGATATAAAGGATGTTAATGTAGGCGATGCGGTAGTGACGCACAACGGCCATCTCGCTATCGTTACTGTGAAATCTAGCACGGTTAAGGATTGTTTGAGCATAACGGTTAAGACGGTAAACGGCTATCCGTTCGTAGCGAGCTACGAGCACGAGGTATTCACTGCCAGGGGGTGGGTAGAAGCTAGAGATTTAGTTGCGGGAGATAAGATTGGGTACCCGATACGGCAGTCGGAGGTGTCTCTCACGGAGCTTCCGCTCAAGATGCCAGATAACAGACTACCCGGTAGAGGCGGGAAGGTTGAAAAATGCGATGATACCATAGCGTTGGATTACGATTTTGGCAGGTTGGTCGGTGTGTATTTGGCAGATGGGTCGTTGAAAGTGCAGAGTAACGGCTTCACGGGGCAGTGTTGCGCTATCACAATCGCCGATGATGTGGATGAATTACCGAGGATAATTAGCTGGTTCGAGAAGTATAAGGGGCGGTGGTTCACAAGCATGAGCTTCCAGAAGATGAACGGCAAGAGCAGAACTAGGGAGGTGGTTCTTTACGGTAAATCCTTGGCGTGTTGTATGGGGGGTTTCGTAGGGGAAAAAACCGGTAAGCAACTGCCTTTTGCTTGGTGGACCATGCCTAGGGAATTTTTAACTGGGATACTGCACGGGTACCTGTCTGGTGATGGGTATTACCGCCTAGAGGACAACGGTAGCCGTAGTTATAGCTGCGGTAGCGTGCTATCTACTTTGACATTAGGTATGCGCGATTTGATGGCGTTCTTGGGGTACGGTTGGGCGACGCTCAGTCGCAGAGAGGCGGGCGTTAGGTATGGTAGAAACGAGCAGGAGCAATTCTTACTTAAACTAAACGGCGCGGGATCTACAAGACTAAATGAAGATATAAAGGCGGGGAATCGGAATCCTGAGAAATCAGCCGACAATAGTCAGAAGGTTGATCTGATAAATGGACATTATTGGTTGCCAATCGTAGACATACAACCGGTAGGAACACGAGATGTATATGATTTAGAAGTATGTCATGAAGATCACTCTTACTGCCTTGTTAATGGGGCTGTGAGCAATTCGGAAACAGCTTACTGGCCGAGTGGTGAGGAGCACATAGCTGGTTTGATGCAAACGGTTCCGAGTGCTCCAGGTACCGAGATTCTGGTAGAGAGCACGGCGAATGGTATAGGCAACATTTATCATGAGTTATGGGAGAAGGCGGTGGCGAAGCGCGGAGGCTGGGAGGCAGTATTCATTCCGTGGACTTGGCAGGAGGAGTATGCGTTAAGCGAGGCCAGGGCTTCTATATTAGGGGTGTCTTTACAACCGGAGGATAGGGAGTACGCAGAGATCCATAACCTACCGGTGGAGCGTTCTTTATGGAGACGTTTCAAGATCGATGAGATGGGGCAGGAGGTGTTATTCAGAAGAGAGTACCCTACTACGCCGAATGAGGCATTCGATAGCTCTAATGAGATGAGTTTCATGAGTCCTAGCGACGTTAATCGGGCTAGGAAGGTTGCAGTTACGTTACAAGAAAACGGTCACGCGCCTACTATATTAGGTGTAGATCCGGCCAGATCGGGTATGGATGCGACATGTATCGTTTTAAGGAGAGGTAGGTATTCTGAGAAGTTGGCGAAGGTTAATGGCGTGGATACGATGGGCGTGGTGGGCATTATATTGCGGCATATTCAGAAGTATCAGCCGCATGCTGTGTTTATCGATCAGGGTGGCATTGGCGCGGGTATCGTGGATCGATTAAGGGAGTTGGGTTACGTGATTGTTAGGGGTGTGGATTTCGGAGGTTCGCCGTTGAACGATAAGAAATACACGAACAAGCGCAATGAGATGTGGGGCATGATGAAGGAGTGGATATTGGATCAGCCAGCGAAGATTCCTGACGATGATAGCTTACACACGGACCTAACCGGTATAAACATTTCAAAATATGATAGCCACAATAGGGCGGTTTTGGAGTCGAAGGATGATTTCAAGAAGCGTTTCCATAGGTCGCCAGATACTGGTGATGCGTTGGCCTTGACATTTGCATTCCCGGTTATCGATTATGATCAGGAGCGCAGGATGTTGCGGGCGTCTATGGGTGAAGAGCATGAGTTTGACGATATTCGTATAAGTGTCCCAGGAATGGGTTATTAGGTTGTTGACACACGTAGATAATTGCCATATCCTATGAGAAAGGTATTGATTTCTATAACTTTCTCACGGGAAATGGCAAATGGCTACAAGAGTCCCCACAATTACTCAGGGAGAAGTAGATAACTCTCTGACGTATGTAACATGGTCCGGCCTATTAAATGGCGACGATGGCACACCGGTGCGCGGCGCGGAATGGGCGGATAGATCTATTCATTTTTTAGGCACATTCGGGGTAGGCGGGTCAATTTCCCTAGAAGGTACTAACGAAGCAACACCAACAAATTGGATCGTTTTGACAGATCCGCAAGGCAACGCAATCACAAAAACAGCACCAGGCATAGAACAAGTGTTAGAAGTAACACGGTGGATACGCGTGCGCGTAACCGCAGGTGACGGGACAACCGACATCACGGCCATCGTTCTAGCACGTCGTGCAAATAGTTTGAGAACATAGCAAACAAGCGCTATTCACGAATAAGTTATAATCTAGAGTCACAATCATTTCTTCCAAATACACACCGGTGGAGACATAGATGAGTAAAGCAGAAACCGTGGCGGATGCCATAACCCGTATAGTGAAGCAGAATGAGTTGCTTACTTATGCGGCAGAATTATTGAAAACGTTTGGTTCACTAGAGAACGCGGTAACAGAAAAAGAGCGTCAAGTGGAGCAGATTAAGGCGTCGTATGAGCAGCTCAAGACTGAGCACGACGCATTCGAAACGGCCCTTATAGAGGCCAAGTCGAGTGCGTTGGCGGAGCTCAATGCGGCTAAACAGGAGGCTAAGG